ATCAAGCGCGACACGATACCGACCAAGCCGTCAACCCCTGTCATATCCAGCATCACCGCCTCGTCCGTCTATGTGACATTTTCGGATGGCTCCAACGGCGGCGATGCGATTGACGCCCGGCAGATCGGTTACGGCACCAGCTCGACGTCGGTACAGCACACAGTAAACTCCGACCGGTCTACGACCATATCCGGGTTGTCGGCAGGTACGACCTATTACTTCTGGGCACGAACACACAACTCCGAAGGATGGAGCTCGTGGTCAGGAAGGGCTTCGGCCAAAACACTCAAGGTTCCAGACGCCCCAAGCACACCGCTTCTGTCCAGCGCCAAGATGACGAGTGTGGACGTCGCATTCAGCGCGAACGGAAACGGTGGATCTACAATCACCGGTTTCGAAATCGGCTGGAGTACGAGCTCTACGGGTAACCCCACGAGCTCTGTCGCCGCGAAGTCACCTCAGATAGTCACTGGTCTCGCACCTGGGACCGTATATTACTTCCGCACGCGAGCGAAGAGCGCGGTCGGTTGGAGTTCATGGTCAGGTGCGGCCAGTGTACGGACGGTTGCTGGTGCCTACATCAAAGTAGGCGCGGAATGGAAACTTGCAGTCCCCTACGTCAAAGTCGGCGGGGTATGGAAGATCGCCGAACCGTGGGTAAAAAGCGTAGGGGTCTGGAAGAGAACAACGTAGAAGTTAGGGGAGGGTGCGTTTTATGGACGAGGTCTGGATTCGGGTGATCACAATCATCGCCGGGTCCGTATTTGGGTCAACGGGCATGTGGACCTTCCTTCGTAGTCGAGACACGAGGCGTGCGGCCACAACCAGGCTCATGATGGGGATGGCACGAGAGACGATCACGTCTCACGGCCTGGCCTACATCGAGCGGGGGTACATCACCAAGGAAGAGTTCGACGAACTCGACAAGTACTTCTACAAGCCGTACGCCGCTCTTGGTGGTAACGGCACGGCTCAGCGAATCATGGACGAGGTGGGTCGTCTCCCGTTCAGTTCGCGGAGCAGGTTGACCGAGATATCTCGGAACCGAGATCAAGATGGATGGAGCACGAATGTCCGAGTCGTCAGTCGACAGGAAGCCGACGCCCCTTCTGGGTGACGGCACGTACAAGCTCGTGAAGCAGTCCGCAACGATCATTCTCCCTGCGCTGGCGACGCTATATTTCGCGCTGGCCCAGCTGTGGGACTTCCCCGAGCCCGAGAAGGTAGTCGCTTCCATCACGGCGGTGAACACCTTCCTCGGCGTTCTCGTGCAGGTCTCGAAGAAGTCCTACTACGCCAGCGGTCAGCAGTACGCGGGAGAGATTCAGGTGACCGAAACAGCCGGTAAGAAGGTCGCCTCACTGGTGGTCGACGGCGACCCGGCCGATATCCTGGACATGAAGGAAGCCACCTTCAAGATCTCCGACACCGGAGAGAACCCTATGGTCAAGTCGTAGGTGTCACACGCGCCTCAGGGGTCGCATATTTTACAAGCCCTGTAATGAGACCCCTACGGAAGCGAGTGTGACGTGATCAACGCCAAGAACCCCTTCAAGCCGCAGGAACCGACTGACCTCGAACGCGAGATCGCACGCCTGCTCAAAGAACTGGCGGATCTGCCCGCTGACGGCGAGGAGTACGACAAGATCTCCAACCAGCTCAAGAAGCTCTACCCTCTCAAGGAAACCGATTCCAAGAAGAAGGTGAGTGGAGATGTTCTGGTTGGAGCCGTCGCAAACCTCGTCGGCATCGGAATGATCCTTCAGTACGAGCACGTGCATATCGTGACGTCGAAGGCACTCGGCTTCATCGGCCGGAAGATCACTGGCTGATCTACCAACCGCCAACCTGAAGTCCCACTGATGAGTGGCATGTAGACCCTAACCCGGTTTACATGCCACTCATTTTTTGCCTCCATCAGACCTCGCAGGTTTTACAGGCCCTGTAGTGAGACCCCTATGGAGGATTGATGCTCAAGCGTATTCTTCGCAGTGCAAACTTCTATGTCGCCGTCGCGTCAAGTATCGTGTTCCACGTCGAGTTCCTACAGCGTCGTATCAAGAAGCTCGCTGACACCGAAACGGTGAACAGCGCAGCCGAGTACGTCGCCGTTCGAGCCGCTCGTGGGCACTACTTCAAGCCCGATGGTATCGACACCATGAAGTTCGACTACAAGTTCTACGGAATCATCACCAACCCTAAGAACGGTAAACCCCGCAAGTAACTGCGAAAGCCTCTGAAGCCCCTACAAGGGCTTTATGCTTTGCCTTTTGTACGGGAATCGCATGTTTTACATGCCTTATAATGAGACCCCTACGAAAGAAGGAACCATGTCCGACCTGACACCCGTTCAGCTCGCCGTCTATTCCCTCCTGAAGCTCTCTGCCAACACCATGTACGTGACCCCCGACGGGTTGCACCTCTATATCCTGATGACTCAGGATGACGAAGAGGGGCTGCTCGACATCGAGTGGATCGCCAACATGACGGATGGCCGACGCTTCAGCGAGATGAATGCCGATGAGCTCAACGAGTTCCTGGTTGACTTCCTCCCCCGTCTGTTCGAAGAGTAATCTCAAGAGCCTCTGAAGCCCCTACAAGGGCTTTACGCTTTGGCATTTTCCAAAGGTCGCAGGCTTTACAAAGCCTATAATGAGACCTCTACGAAAGAAGGCGCTATGTCCCAGGACAACATGATCGCCCTGATACTCGCAGCGTGCTGCGGCTCTATCGCCGCCGCTTTCGCAACCGAGTATCTGGTCGACAAGTACCAGAAGATCAAGCGTCGTATCAAGCACTGATCTCAAGGCCTCTGAACCCCTGCCTGGGGTTTATGCTTTTCGCATGATCTACATGGCATATAGTGAGAGGAGAGGTAAACCACTAGGGTGGAATAACCCACTTAATCTGGCCTAGCTCTGACACATCCGTCATCTCGCCCTCTCGTTTTGACAAGCCGTGCACGGCTTTACATTTTTCGCATGATCTACATGGCATGTAATGAGACCCCTACTAAAGGACCCATTATGAGTAAAGTTTCTTACACCCTTCTCATTACTGCCCCGTTCGCACTTCTCAGTGTCACAACCTTCGTGTTGGAAATTACAGAGCGAAAGCGCCAGGCTAAAATAAAAGCCGAAGAGTGCGCTCGTAATTACGCCAATGCGACGGTATTTAAGATGTACCGAGAGGATCGAATCAAGAACGAAGAACAAAAGAAGACCGAATGGAACTTTGCTTACATGACCCACCTTCTGGAAAAACACTAGTCTCAAGGCCTCTGAACCCCTACATGGGGTTTACGCTTTTCGCATGATCTACATGGCATGTAATGAGACCCTACTGCCCTCTGGAGTTGCCATGCTTGGAAACCCGAAGAAGAAGCGCTCACTCAGAATCAGTGTTGATCGTGACGACAACAAAGGTTCCGACACCCGTGAAGAACCGTTCATCCGACCCGAAACCGTCAAGCTCGTTGCCGAGAAGACGAAGGAGGTTGCGAAGTTCGTAGCTATCACGGCTATCGGAGCCTATGCTGCCATCAAGACCATCGAGACTCTGAGCGAGATCGCTCTTAAGAAGACCAAAAGCGCCGACAACAAAGAAGACTGACCTCAACCCGCCCCTACAAGGGGTTTGGGTTTCACATTCGTCGAAAGGACCATCCATGAAATCTCTTCACATCACCATGGCCGCTTATGTCGTTGCTGTGATCGGTATTGTTCTCTACACGAACAAGACGCAGAGAGAGATCGATCGACTGATTGCCGAAGGCGAAGAGAAGATCAGGACAAGTACGGCCGAAAGTGATCGCCTGATGAAGGACGTTCTCCGCCAGGCCCGCAATACTCATCTCTGATCGTAAACTGACCTAAGGGGATCTCCATGAAGCGTAGGATTTTCATCCTTGCCGTGACAGCGCTGGTCGCTGCATCCAAGTACCACATGCGGGAGATGAAGCGGGCACACGACTCCGGATTCGAAGCTGGCTGGGACGGAGGTCGAAGGTTCGAACGAGGAGAGTTCGGCGAGGTGGACCCCGAGACCGGAGACTTGAAAGAGTCAAAATGAGAGTGAAACGTATGAGCACAACATGTGATCACGTCGTGTTGTGTTAAGTACGTGTCTCAGGAACAAGAACCGAGTTTTTCCGCCGGGGAATTTTCGGTGAACCTTTCGTAAGATCTCGCAACTTTTACATGCCCTGTAATGAGACCCCTACGAAGGAGAATGCCATGTCTGAGCTTCCCACCATCGCCAGCATCCAGAAGATGTCGGACGAGGAGGTCGCCGAACTGACCCGACGGATGAATCGCCGCGCCCTGCGCAACGTGATCATCTTCGTCGGTGTCAAGGTAGCGATCGCCTACGGCCTGCACCGCTGGGCGAAGTCGATGAACGAGAACATCTGACACACATCCCCCCACCAGATCTCAAGGCCGAACCCCTACATGGGGTTTCGGTTTCTCGTTTCAGAAGGAGCGTTGATGATGACCGAAGAATCACCCGAAGTAGTCTCACCCAGCAAGAGGAGTAACATCCTTCTCGCTGTGAAGCTGGCGCTCGCGGACAAGATCGCCGAGACGGGTTTTGCCTACGTCGGGCCGAACGCCGAGCGAAGTTACAATCTGAACCGCATTCGGTTCAACAACATCGTGAGATTTCTTCGCGAGGACGGGTACACCCCGCACTACCTGGAGCTGGAGAAGCCCGATACCGAGGTATCCGAGATGATCCTCGTGAAGGTTCTCGCTCGACCGGGTTCCACCTACCGGGACGCGTGGAACAGCCGCGACCTGATCCTCAAGATGTGGGCGGACGCTCAGATCCCCTCCAAGAGCTGAACAGGAGTCATATTCATGAGCACTGACCCCCGGTTCTACACCGTCCCGCCGCCGAAGCCCAAGGCGATGGACAAGCTCAAAGAGGCGTGGAACGAGAATCCTCTCATGGTCATCGCCATCGTCGGCGCCGCCCTCGCTGGTGCGGGTAAGTTCATCGACGCATCCGGCAGCATCGTCAGCAAGTGGGCCTACGCCCGGAAAATGAGCAAGTAGCAATGAAGATAGAGATCAAGCAGCCCCACGAGGACTATCCGTACGCGCACGTTCACATCGGCGTGGGTATCGACACGGAGAGGATCGACCTGGCCGATATTTTGGCCAAGAACAACCTCACGCTCCTCGGCCCGTGGAAGCTCAGCACCGAGAAGGATATTTCTACCTTCGCCGCCCCGGTGCTCCTGGAGGACCAGCACGTCAAGCCGCGCAAGAAGGCGGTCAAGAAGCTCCCGGAGAAGCGCGTGCGCATCAAAAACTTCAAGGGTTAACACTCGCACGAAAAACACCCCCTATAGCGAGAGACGACGACCGTCCTCGACCGAACCCATGTAAGGCTCTGGACCTTTTACATGGGATTCGGTTTTCGCTGTTGATCGAAAGGATATTTCGTGTCTGCCAAGAAGACCGTGGGCTTCATCGCCTTCCTCCTGGCCCTGATCCTGTTCATCATCAACCGCGTAAACGCCTCCACCGCCGACAACGACAACGACGAGTGAACGGGAACAACCATGGCTGAGAACAACGAAGAGACGACGACCCCCGACACGAAGATCAACGGCCTCGCCGGAGGTCTCGGTGTCATCGCCTTCTCCTTCCTCGTCGGTGTCGGGTTCGGCGCCGGTCGCATGGCGGGTACCCAGATCGTGCGTTCCATCAACGCCCTGAGCGAGACGATCGTCATCCGCCGCACCAAGGCGAAGAAGGACGAGAAGCCGGAGACGCAGACCGAGTCATGAGTGACGAGACCACCACACCCGAGACTGAACCCGTCGCGGACGACTCCGATAGCACTTCTGCCGACGAGTCGAACGATATTTTCGACGAAGCGGTCTCGGAAGCCACCGAACGACCGTTCACTTCGGCACCTCCGAGGGTCCGCCGGTTCGACTCGATCTGGAACACACCTCTCGGGCTGGCCGCGACGGTATTTCTCGCGCTCAAGGCGATGGATCTCGTCCACACGATGATCGTCGAAGATCGTAAGGCACGGGAAAGGGAAGCCCGGAAGAAGTGATCTAGGGCTCGATCGACATATTTTCGTAGGGGTCTCGCAACTTTTACATGCCCTGTAATGAGACCCCTACGAATGGAGAACGCCATGTCCGTTGAGAACGAGACCAACGCCACGCCTTCGAAGAAGTCCTTCATGACCCGTGTCATGGAAGACGTAGCCGCCAAGAAGGCTGCCAAGGAGTCCGGCGAGACCATCGTCCCCACCCCCGAGGAGGTTGCTGCAAAGCGACTTCTGAAGAGGGCGGGACTGGCACTCGTCGGAGCCGCCGCAGCCGCCGCAGCGACCATCGTCGTCCTGAACCACCTCAAGACTGAAGAGACCGACAACGAAGACGAGGCCGAGGAGACCGACTCCGAGGACTGACCTACCCGATCTAGACCTATCAAAGCCCACACCCCCTAACACGGGGTTTGGGTTTTTCGTTTACCCAGGAGGGGATTGCAATGCGCAAGGGAACGAAGTTCGGATCGATATTCGGAGCTGTCACCATGGGGGTCGTGTTGACGGCCTGCGGCGGGGATGCGGACGCCGAGAGCAAGAGCTCGTCCGTACCGAAGTCGTTGGTCGGCGAGTGGTACCAGTCCAACAAGCTGGACAACGGCGTCGTCATGCAGGCCTCGGTCAGCAGCAACGACACGATCCAGGTCAACATGAGGACCGAGGACTCCAGCAGCATCTACTGGCTGGGGTCGTTCAAGTCGGGCAAGAACCCGAGGGCCACCTTCAACGTCACGTCCAAGGGTGACCAGGACGCGATGGCGATGTCGATATTCGGCTCGCAGGACGGTTCCAAGCGGTTCAAGTACAAGAAGGGTGACCTGAGCTTCGACTTCACGATGCTCGGTACCACGTCCACCGTCCACCTGCGACAGCCGAGCGCCTCCAAGGCGCGGTCGCCCATGCCGACGAGAACTGTCTCGGTTCCGGACGGCAAGATACCCAGCCAGCAGAAGACGGTGAAACCCGTGAAACCTGCGGCACCGAAGGCTCCGGCGGCCAAGGTACCCGCAGCACCGGCCGTGAAGGCCCCCAGCTTCGTCAAGCGCTAACACCAGTTCAGGTACAGATTCGCCGGTCGGCGACAAGTCAGGAGCAAGAACATGGATCTCGCACCGCTTTTCAAGCGGTTGAGTAAGGTCGCCGTCAAGAACTCACCGGCGATTCTGACCTCGATCGGAGTCACAGGCGCGGTAGCCAGCGCATATTTGGCCGCCAAGGGCGCTTTCAAGGCTGCGGACATCATCACGCAGGCTCAGGAAGAGGAGAACGAGACCGAGAAGGGTCACGAGCTCACCTTCGAGGAGAAGTTCGACCTCACCTGGCAGTGTTACGCTCCGGCGTTCGGCTGCCTGGTTCTGAGTGCGGCGGCGATGGTCTGCTCGCACCGTATCCAGGACCGTCGTGCGGCGGCGATGGCATCCGCATATTCCGTGGTCCGCGAGAGCTACACGGAGTACCGCGTCAAGGCAACGGAGAAGCTCGGCCCCAAGAAGGAGCAGGAGGTCCGGGACGAGATCGCCCAGGACCGCCGAGACCGACACCCGATCGACCAGACGGTTCTGATCGCCACGGGTAGGGGGTCGACGCTCATCTACGACAAGTGGAACGATCGATATTTCACCAGCAGTCGGAACGAAATCGACAAGGCGGTGAACGAAGCCAACCGTGAGATCAACGTGAACGGCTTCGTCTCGCTGACCGACTTCTACCACTACCTCGGCGTTCAGGGAACCGGACACTCGGACTACCTCGGGTGGAACATCTCGCAGCTTATCGAGGTCTACTACTCCGGGACCCTGGACGACAACGGCGACGCGTGCCTCCAGGTGGACTTCAAGACGGAGCCGCACGACAAGTTCGATCGGTCATATTGAAGATCGGACTGGGGCCCCTACGGTAATCCGTACTGGAAAGCCGCCTATCACTATGGGGTGGCCCATCCCAACGAAGTCTTCGGATATTAGGGAGGCATCACGTTGGACACAATCTGTGACGACTGCCCTTCCCCTAACGCCTGTCGTCTAGGTGTTAGCTGCGAAGATTCTCGTAGTCTCGTCACTCATTTCGCAAACAACAAACCGCGTAAGAACAGAGAAGGAACAAACACCATGTCGAACACCCCGAAGATCACCGTCACCCCCGCCGACGTCGCCGCGAAGGCCGAGGAGGAGAAGCTCACCACCGAGGTCCCGTCGCAGAAGACCGCCAAGGACCACCCCCAGGGCGACAGCTCCGAGAAGACCACCGGCGAGAAGGCCAAGGAGGTCGTCGAGGAGACCGCCGAGGCGGCGAAGAAGACCGTGAAGGACCGCGTCACCGGCCTGCTCGCGGCGGCCAAGGACAACAAGAAGTTCTTCTACGGCGTCGTCACCGGAGCGCTCAGCACCGCCGTCGTGCTCGCCATCGCGGCCAAGGACAAGGTCGAGGAGGTCGTCGCCGAGCTGGAGATCGCGGACGAGTCGGACGGCGAGGTCGAGGACGACACCACCGACGAGACGTCCGCCTGATCCATCGCATCTGAATCGCAAGAGAACGAAGGGATATCCCCCATGGGTGCAGCAGTGCAAGAGATAACGTTCACCGACGTGGACGGCGAGAAGATCACGGAGACGTGGTACTTCCAGCTCGACGAGTCGGACGCGGCCGAGATGGACCTCATCCACGAACTCCTCAAGATGGGGAACCCGGAGCAGTACCTCCGGGACATCGTGGAGAACCATGACAGCAGGGCCCTGCTCAACCTCTGGCGCGACCTGCTGTTGGCGTCGGTCGGCAAGCGCAAGGGCAAGCTCATCATCAAGGGCCCGGAGATCGTCGAGGAGTTCCGATACGGCGGCGCCTACCGGGCGTTCTTCTCCGAGCTCATCACCAAGGACGACGCCGGTGCGAGCTTCTTCGTGAAGATCATGCCGGAGAACATCCAGCAGCAGGTGAGCGAGGAGGTGTCCCGCACCTACACCGACGAGGAGCTCCTCGCCATGACGTGGCCGGAGTTCTACAAGGCTGCGGGCACCGAGAAGGTCGAGGAGATGGACAAGCGGTTCATCCCCGTCGCCTTCAAGCGCAAGACCGGTGGCTCCCAAGCCGCCTAGCACGATCGTAATGACCGGGGCGACCAGCAAGTGGCCACGTAGGGGTCTCACCCGAGGCCATATTCCGGATGCTGGTCGACGAAACGACAGCCGACCTACCCCAAAGTCAGGGAACATGTGCCCCGGTCATCACACAGCTTTTCTCAACAACGATATTCGGGAGTTGACTTAGATGCGGGCGCGTTGCGTTGATGGACCATACGCGGGACAAACGTTAGAGTTTCCATTTCCGCAGTTCACTTACAACTCATCGGGTATCGGGCCGCTAGTGTGGATTAACTACGGGATCGACAAGCACTGTTACCAAATGGTGACCAACAATTACGTTCTTAGTCGATACAGCAGTTGGCGGTTGATCTATCGCGATACCTTTTAACCGAGGTCATCACACACTCAAGACATATTCTGAGGGGGGATCTGAAGTGCCCAAGCAAGCCGTAAAAGGCAATTGCTGCCGCCTGTGCGAGAAGACCCATGAAGAGTGCGCGGGAGGTAAGTCCTGCGCCAATTGGGATATTTCGCTCCACGTTTGTCGAATGTTCGGTGTACTCCCGGTTCCCCCTCGTAAGAAGAGGACCCCGTGAACGAAGAACCTGAAGAGGTAGAGCAAGAAGACTTCTACTATGGGGAGCCCATAGAGAACGGCTTCGCTCATGTGCTCAAGTTCCGAGGTCACGAGGTCATTCTCATGCATCGCAGGAAATACAAGCCCTGTAATGAGACCCCTACGAATGGAGCCCTCGGCATGAATGCCAGGACCAAGAAGTTCCTCATCAAGCGAAGTATCGAGTTCCTTTTCGCCGCCGCGATCGGCTATGCCATCAAGACGGAGAAGAACATCGTGACCCGCGTCGACGAGCACTTCGACCCGCCCCAGGAAACCACCCCCGAAGAAGCCTGATCGTACCCGCTCTCAACCACGACCCCTACATGGGGTTTTGGTTTATTTGGAAGGACTAGGACGCCATGGATGACTTCCCCGGCAACCTGCCTGGCAACAGCCACTCAGCGAAGTTGAAGAAGCAGCAGGACGCGCCGGAGACCCCCGAGGCGTCCAAGGAACAGGTCGGCCCGATCGACAGCGCCCAGAAGCAGTACGACGACCATCAGCCCGAGGCCAACGAAGAGCCGATGGTCAAGAAGGTCGTCAACGGCAGGGTGACCACTCGCAAGAAGCCACTCTCGTCCAGGTTCAAGGAGATGTTCGCTGGTGACGGCGAGCAGACGTTCCTGGATCACCTCATCAACGACGTCGCCATTCCGAGGGCCCAGGAGATGATGGTCAGCATCCTCCACCAGGCGATGGACGGCGTCAAAAGCGGCGTCGAGGACCTGATCACCGGGAACCGGACCTCCGGTGGATCGAGGGCGACCACGAGTTACGGAACCGGCAGGCCCGTCACTAACTACAACGCTCCATATCGTCCGCCCTCCGCCAGGACCACGGCCCGCACGACACCTCCGGCCCCCCGGATGACCATACGGCGTTCGAACCGAGTCCAGGACATTTTCTTCGAGACCCGCGAAGACGGTCTGGACGTTCTGGACGAGCTGATCGACAAGATCAAGGGATTCGGGCACTGCACGGTCGGTGACCTCTACTCGGCCGTCGGCGAGACCCCGAGGTCTACGGATCAGTCGTGGGGATGGGACGACCTGGACAACGCCCGTGTGCGCCGTCTCGCGACGGGCGAGTTCCAGCTCGTACTTCCCCGCCCGATCGACATCCACTTCGAGAGCTAGGCGCCCCCTCCGCCATGTCCGACATATCTCTGAAGAAGGAGTTGCTGAAGAAGGCCTACCCCACTAGCCCGACTTGGCCCGCAAAGGTTGACCGGATGCGTGATGCTCAGGTCATCGCCATATTTCTCAAACTCAGGAGCCAGAGGAAAGTGTGAAACGGCCCCACACCTTCAGGCGAGTATTCGACAAACACAACCCGCACTGGGACAGCAGGAACCGAATCCAGAACCCGCTCTATATTCGGTGGGTACTGGACACGTTGAACGACCGTCTCCGTGTTCGCGGGTATGTCTCG